TCAAATCTGTCAAAGATGAAGACGAAAAAGAGGTTGAAGATAATGATGGTGTACTTCATAAAGGTATTGCCAAAAGAATGTTCTCAAAGTCTTTTACAATCGCTGAAGATGTAGAAATCAAAGGTGCTGAATTAAAAGACGGTCTTTTAAATGTGTCTATGGAAAAAGTAATACCAGAACACAAAAAAGCTAGAACAATAGAGATCAAGTAATTAGAATAGAAAGGCGGAGAGCATTGACTTTCCGCCTTTTTTAATATATGATACGATATTATGTTTAGTTATCTAGGTGGTAAAAAATTTCAATCAAAGTGGATAGGTTCTTATATACCTACATCAAAAAAATATGTTGAGCCGTTTGGTGGAGCATTTTGGGTATACTTTCAAAACGGTATAGAGTTTGATAAAAATGTTTACAATGACTACAATGTATATCTAGCAAATATTCTTTATTGTGCTAGAAATAAAACAAATGAATTTCAAAAAGAATTATTAAAACACGAAGCACAAAATAAAGATTTATTTGAAAAGTTTAAATATGAGTTAGTGCCCTTAGATTATAAAGTAGAATTAGGTGATGTCGAAAAGGCAGCCAAATATATTTACATTGAGTTAAATACTTACAGCGGTTTAAGAATAGAAAAAGCACAATTTGTAGATTTAAAAGGTAAATATAAATCTAAGTACACACAATTTTGTGAAAAAGTATGTCATCCTAGATGGCAATATAAACTACAAACTATAACAGATATTCAACATCAATCATATCAAAACTGTATAATAGACCATGATTCAACTGATACATTTTTCTATGTTGATCCACCATACTTTCAAAAAGAGTCTTATTATACTAAAGACTTTCCTCAAGCAGAGCATAAAAAACTTGCTAAACAACTAAAATCTATCAAAGGTAAATTTATATTATCTTATTATGAATTTGATGAGTTAGAACAATGGTTTCCTAAAGATCAGTACACATGGAAAGAACGTGAATTTAATAAACAAAATAGTAGTAAAAAAGTAAATACTGACAAGGGTAAAGAAATCATAATAATGAATTTCTAATCATATAAATATTGCTATGGATTCGTTCAAACAACATTTAAAGAATAACAAATTTGATAGACTAACCGAGTTAGAAGAAAGTTTATTCAGTGGTTTTATCTCTTTTATAAGAGGGGCTTTTAATAAAGTAGTAAATGCTTTTAAATTTGCTTTTAGACAACTTGCTTCTAAATTAGGTTTTGGACAAACTATATCTATGAAAATAAGCACAGGTTTAAATGAAGCAGTAGAGGCTAGTGAAGATAGTAAATCCAGATTAGGTTACTATTCAGAATATGTATGTGGTGTTGAATTAGCAAAACTTATTGAAAGCCGAGGTTTAAATTTACCTAGTTCATCATCAAGTTCATCACTTAACAGAGTAAGACAAAACTTTGTCAATAATAAATTAAAAACATTATCAGATTTTAAAAAATTAGGTTCTCAAATAAAAAGAATGGATGACGCTGGTAAAGCGATGGCTGATAAGATATTTTCTGATATGTTAACTGAAACAGCAGATTTAAAAGTAACACAATTTGATATAACACTAACAGGTGATAGTTTAAAAGGTGAAGGTAAAGCAGATATTATATTAAGAGCCAGAAAAAAATCAAAGAATGAAATAGTGGCAGAGATAGCCGCTTCATTAAAAGCATATCAAAAAAGTAGAATTAATTTAGCCAACAATACTTTAATAAGTTTCTTTACTAATTTAACTGGCGATAAAAATTTTACTTCTAAAGCATTAGAGAAATCACAAAATATTATTTTTGATAGTATGTTAAAAGCTGCTATGAAAGATGGTATGACAAAAGCGGAAGCAACAGAATTTTTAGCAAAAAAGAGTTTAAATGCTAAAGAAAAAAAGATGTTTTCAAAATACAAAGATTATGGTCGTAAAGTTTCAAAAGAATCACAAACCAATACAGCAAAAATTATAGTAGATGAGTTTAATGCTATCTACAAAAAGAATAAACAAAAGATTAATACTAATTTAATTAAACAAATTGGTATGGACGGAGAAGATGATTTTTATGCTGCTATAGGTGAAGGTAAAAAGATGAGAGTTATTTCATCTAAACAAAGTGCTGATATGAAAAAATTTATATCAGATATTAGAAATAAAGCATTAACTATTACTATGGTACCAAACCCTGGCGCTTCAGGTAAAGCCAGTGTTACAGTTACATTATCAGTTGGAACAGAAATATTATCACAATCAAGCATGTCTATGACCGACACAGGTATAGGTAATGCTGGTATGACACCAGGTAAAGGTAAAATTAAAACAAATTTCTGGTTTAACTTTAATGACATTGCCTAACCAGCATTGACTTTTATTATGACCTGTGATATATTATTAGATTATGAAATACAATGAAGATAAAATTTTAAAAGAGATAGGTGATTATATTAAATCAACTTATGGTCAACACTATTCAAGTGACCAAAAAGGCTTTCAAGTTTTAGATTTATTAAAGACGTTAAAAATTGGCAAAGATTTTTGTCATGCCAACGCAATCAAATATTTGTGTAGGTATGGTAAAAAGAACGGTCATAATAGGGCAGACTTGCTAAAAGCAGTACACTATGTTATACTATTATTAAATTATGATAAGGAGATGAAATGAACCTAAGCACAGATACAGTTGCTGTACTAAAAAACTTTTCAGACATTAATCAGAATATTTTGATTAAGCCAGGAAATACAGTACAGACAATTTCTACAATGAAAAATATTTTAGCCGAGGCTGAAATATCAGAAAAGTTTGATAGCGAATTTGCTATCTATGATTTACCTGAATTTTTAAGATCAGTTGAGTTATTTGAAAAACCAGAGTTAAAGTTTAACGGTGGATCAAATGTTACAATAGCTGATGGTAAATCAAAACAATCAGTAAAATATTTCTTTGCTGATAAATCAGTTATAGTCGCACCAAAGAAAAGTATTAACATGCCAGACAAGTTTGTTACTTTTACTTTATCAAAAGACTTATTTGCTAAGTTAATGAAAGGTGCTACAACTCTTAATCTACCAGACATTGCTGTAAAAGGTGATGGTAGTAAGATTAAATTAGTTGCTACAGATAAGAAAAACAAATCTTCTAATGAGTATTCGTTAGATGTAGGCGATACAGATAAAACTTTTACTGCTTTCTTTAAGGCAGAAAATTTTAAACAGATTGTTGATGATTATGACGTGGCTATTTCTGAACAAAAAATATCTCATTTTATAAACAGAAATAAATCTGTACAATACTGGATAGCACTAGAGCCTGACTCAGAGTTTTAATAATGAGTTTATACTTTGATGACGAAGTAAAACTTAAAAAAACTATCAGAATTTTAGTGTACCCAAACATTACGTTTGGCAAAGATTTAGAAAAAGATAGTTATATACAAGTTATTAAAAAACATATTAAGCTCTTAAACGATATAAGAGACGACTTGTGGTTTTACTTAATACTACCAAAAGAGGTTCCGTCTTTAGCATTTGACAATGTAAGTCAATTGTACTTAGATTTACCTACACATCCTCCTACAATGAGAGCTCATTTTGATACACAAGTTATTAAATGGTTGTGTTCAAAAGAGCTTGACTTTGATTTGGTTATGTCACATCTACCAGAACATACCTATGATTTGAAAAATGTTTTGTATAATGTGACTAATCATATTCCTAAATTTTTTGGTTATTGTCATTGGTTTGATTTAAAAAAAGTTGCTAACTGGCCTATGAATAGTTTTAAAAAAAATATTTTAGGTTTATTAGAAATGGATAGATGTTATTTAAATACTGAAAGTCAAAAGAAACTTGTATTAAATGAGGCAAGAGAAACTTTTAGTGATGAAGTAATATGGAAATTAGATAAAATTTTAACAGTACAACACTTAGGTGTAGACAAAAAAGATGTTGTAGATGATATAAAAAGAGTAGAAGAAAAAATTATTGTATTCAATCATAGACCAGATACATACAAACACTATAAAGAATTTTTAAAAGTATGTGATAAGTTATATGAACAAAGACAAGATTTCAAAGTATGGGTACCTCTAGCAAATAAACCAGATAGAGAATATATTACAACTGAAAGTGGTGATAAAGATTTTTATTATAAGAAACTACAAGATTGTTATATAGGTTATTCGCCTAAACAAACTTATGGTGGTTGGTCAGTTGCGACAACAGATGGTATGATGAACGGTGTACCTTATTTAATGTATGACGCTGATTATTATAGAGAACTTTGGGACAAAGGTGTATTTGTAAAAAATGATGATGAGTTATTAGAGAAGTTAAATTTTTATTTAGATAATGAATATAACAGAAATGTATTAGCAGATGAAAGTTTACAACACATTAGATATAGATTAGTTTTTAAAGACGAGATAGAACAAATGAGTGAGTATATAAATGAATTATATAAGAAACTACCTACTGTTAAAAAGAGTGAAAAATTAAAAGAGATAATTAGTTGGATAAAAAAAGAAGGTAGTATAACTAAAAAAGAAATTATGAAACGTTTGGGTTGGGGTGTAGGTATCAAGTGGACACAATATCGCCACACACTATTGACTAATCCTAACATTTATGATACTATGGCAAAAGATCCTGTTTATAATTGGGTCGAATTAAATTGAGGAGTTTATTATATTATGAGTGATTTTTTATGGGTTGAAAAGTATAGACCTAAAAAAATTAGTGATTGTATTCTTACACAAGAATTAAAAGATACATTTACAAAATTTTTAGAACAAAAAGAAATACCTAATTTATTATTATCAGGTACGGCAGGCACAGGTAAGACTACTGTTGCTCGTGCTTTGTGTGAAGAGTTAGGTAGTGATTACATAATCATCAACGGTTCAGATGAAGGTAGACAGATTGATACACTTAGAAGTAAAATCAAAAACTTTGCCGCTACTGTATCTCTAACAGAAAAAGCAAATCATAAAGTTGTAATTATAGATGAGGCAGATTACATGAATGCTGATAGTGTTCAACCTGCTCTAAGAAACTTTATTGAATCTTTCTACAATAATTGTAGATTTATATTTACTTGTAATTATAAAAACAAAATCATACCTGCTTTACATAGTCGTTGTACAGTTATTGATTTTAAAATTGTAAACGGTCAAAGAGTTAAAACTGCTACTGCCTTTCTTGCTAGACTAGAGAGTGTGCTTAAAGATGAGAATATAGAGTTTGATAAAAAAATCTTAGCAGAATTAATACAGAAATATTATCCAGATTTTAGAAGAACAATAAACGAGTTACAAAGATATGCTGTAAGAGGTAAGATAGATAGTGGTATTTTGTTTAGTTTATCAGAGGTAAATCATAAAGAATTAATTAAGACTTTAAAAGAAAAACGTTTTAATGATATGAGAAAATGGGTTGTACAAAACTTAGATAAAGAGCCATCGCATTTATTCAGAACCATTTATGATGTATTGTATAAAGAATTAGATCCTAAGGCAGTACCACAAGCAATATTAATTATTGCTGGATATCAATAT